CTGAAACATGTTGTATTATCGCATTTCACTTAATTGTTGTCCTCTGACACAATAGCCTCTGGTGACGAACCATGCGAACCAAATTCCGGCTAGTAAGCGGAATATTGGGAGTTAAGACATGGAAATGTTGTAATACTTGAAGCATCGGTTAGTTCAAGAACTAGTATTTATAAAAGGTATGAATAATGCCTCTTGGGGTATCATGGTAACCTCTTGGTGCTATAACCAGGATTAGTGTCCTGGGGAGTCTATGCCCTCTGCATTGTCACGATCTATGGAAGCAGACACCGTCATAGGATGAGTCAAAAGCAGGTTTTGAATGGGATCTTTAAGTACCCTGTTGCCTGTGTATGATTACCTTGCCGCGGTACTTCCTCAATCAACAATGAGAGGTGAAAAGACATCATAGATGTTGGGTTATGCCTGGTCCATTTCAACCAGGCTAGTCCCTTCGTTGCCTTTGATTTAGGGGCAATGTGAAAATCTAGCACAGTATCAACCATAATCCGGGCCTGGCCGATCCAGGACGTCAGGGCGAACGTTACTGCCCTTATGGACACCAAAATGGCGACTTTCCTAGATCAAGCGAACTGGAGTAATGACCCAGAAGTGATACAGGAAACAAAGGTGTCTGCAGTGGCGTTTTGTGGTGAAAAGAGTTTTGATGTGAATTCGTATGGGAAAAACAAAATAAGTCAAATCAAGCACATCAAGAAGAGGAACCGCGCTGACAATAAGCGCCGGAAGAACAAGACGCAGCCTAAGAAACGTCTTAATACCAAGCCTACTCATAAGCAAGCAAATCGTGACATGCACGCCCTTAATGGTAATGTCAGGTATGACATACCAGTACTCTTTGCTTCTTATTACTTGAGGCGTGTTCCCCCTTCATACATTCAGTCTATTGAACTACACCGGGTTGCCTTTGGTGAGTATGTTTTTCTGAATGTTGCGCTCGGCCACGAGTCACAAATGGCCGCTTTGCATAATCATTTGATGCATTCTATCAATGGTAATATTGAAGAATCGCTTAAGAAACGCACTGAAATTGCGTTCGATTATGCCGCATCTGCTAATATTGAAATAATTGCTGTTTGTAAGTCATCTGGAGAGAGACTAGACTGCAAATTATGTGGCGGTATAGATCACCTTCGTAGTGAATGTCCTTATCGTATAATGTATCATTATATCCGTTTTCTTTGTACTAGAGATTTCGGTATGTTCATTAAATCTTCGCCAGAAGTTTTGATACAGAATTATTGTAGGGAACTTTGCTATATACCGCTGTGTCACCCGGGTAGACACCCAAGTGGCATCCAGAATGAACCTATTCCTGGTTACATCCCATCTAGGGATGTTCTGTCAATGTTTGACATGCACTATGCTCATAAATATCAACCTGAATTGTATGCTAAATTTTGTCAGCAATTTCCTATTTTTAAATCTGAAAAGAAACAGGAAAAAGACAAGGAAAAAGAAGAAGCCCCCGATAAAACTCCGGTGTCAGATGAGGCTTTAGCGACTGAAGTGGCGCCACCCCAGCCGCCCCCGGAAACGAAACTTAATGTTGAAGAGTTCCAATTGCCAAATACTAAGATCAACGTTAAGCGTAATTCTATTCCACCGGTAATCCCAGTAAAAGAAGGTGTAAAAGGTCCTTCTAATGATAGTAAAGAGAAGATTAAACCCAGACCTGTTCTCGAAGGAAAAGTCATAACTGATTCTGAATGTGTCTATGCCATACAGGAAATTTTGTTAGGTGATCCTAGAGAATACGATCGTAATTTGCAAATTGTGCATGTGTCCCCTGAAGATAACCGGCTAATTTTTAGTCGTGCGACCGAAAAGCTTGATGCTGATTTCCATATCGAAGTAATTCGTTATACCGGTATTAAGCAGATTTGGCACACTTTATTTTTGGCTCGTTTTCTGTTAGCAATGAGGATGCACGGCACGTATTATGGTCTGTTGTCGTTGGCTTGGGTTTTACTGAGGTATTACACTGTTGTTTGGGCCCTGGCGTTAATTACAACCTATTGGTTGTTTTCGCCAATTTGGTGGTCGTTCACCTCTGTTATATCTCATATCGCATTGTACCAAATTGTGAAATATATTTCAAAATCTCCCTTAATTTGGGAGAAACAGACTATAGTTTACATACCTCACATATTATCTTGTGTGTTACATGGTACTTGTGATTCTCTCGAAGATTCTGTCATAGGTCAACGTATATTAAGATGTGGTTCGATAAATGTCCCGGATAGGTATGGCCATGAGTGGTTTGCTGGTACTCTACAAATCGCTAAGGCATGTTCTCAGTTACCTAAACTTTTTCCGAGACGGCCCGGTTCATTGCAGGAATCGGGCGGGCCATTGTATACGTTTACACCCGTTTCTGCCTCAGGGCGCTATTACGCGCCGGTTTCAACGTCCCATGTAAACACTTTGAGAGATTTATCCAAAAGGTGTTTCGACGAAGAATTATTTCATCAGCTAGTAGGAAATGGTATGCCTACGGATACCGACACCGAGAAGTCAAATTGCCCCTCGTTGCCCCTCCAGAACGCGACAGCATCAGGTCTTTTAGAGAAAACAGGCCGCGTTCTAAAAACTTCAGGCGTTTACCTTCGTTCTGGATTCCAGGCTATGCGCCTATCTCAGGCGACCGGAACGATGCGGAGACGATTAAACAAGGATTCTACAAACGTGTCGGTGGAGAGCCTGCGTTCTTGCACTGCTTCACCCGCCGTATTGCGCGAGATCTCGAATCGTACTCTAGGAAGGAAGCAAAGAAGATGCCCAAAGTTGAAGTTCACAGCGTCGAAGAATTTATCGACCAACTGCGATTCCCAGAAAGCCGCAAGCAGCAGTATAGAGACGCCTATGCTGCCTCCAATTACGGCAGACCTAGCGCCAGTGTGTCCCACCACGTAAAAGGATTCATCAAAGTCGAGAGTTATCCAACGTACAAACCTGTACGTTGGATTAATTCTAGAGTAGATGAGTTCAAAGTGTGGTGTGGGCCCATGTTCAAAGCGATAGAACAGGTGGTATATGACTTGATGCCTGAGTTCATAAAGCATACACCTGTTACTGATCGGCCCGCCAAAATAAACAAATTGGATGACAACATATTTACACATAAGTATGCTACTGATTGGACTTCTATGGAAAAGCATTTCAAAGCTCGCGTTATGCGAGCTTTGGAATTTCCGTTGTACGATCATATGTTATCTAATTTGCCTAGGCGGGATAGAAATTTCTTATTTACTATATTATCAGGCACTAATATTATTACTGGTATGCATGGCATATCAGCTAAGGTCCATGCCACACGAATGAGTGGCGAAATGAATACCTCACTAGGGAACGGATGGTCTAATCGTTTGGTGTCAAAATACATAGTTGAGGTGTTGAAGAGAGGAAAGTTTGTGGGATACGTTGAAGGAGATGACTCTATATTTGCAAGTTCTGTTGAAGTCACTACTGAAGATTACCGCAATTTGGGTTTCGATGTTAAGATCAATGAATTTGATACTGCATCTGAAGCGTCTTTTTGTGGTATAATTTCGGCTAGTGATGGTTCACTTATTAGAGATCCGATTCGCGTACTGCAAACGTTTGGCTGGACATCATCATTCATATCTTCTGGAGAGAGGGTTATGATGGAACTCTTAAGAGCTAAGGCTATATCATTGGCTTTTGAGTGTCCAGCCTGTCCCATTGTAACTGCTTTGGCGCAGGCCGCACTAAGATATACTAGAGGGGTTACTCCTAGATTCGTTAGTGATGGTTACCATGACTTTTCTATCATCCCTAGGGATGAGAAAGGTCTAAAATGCAGAGAACCCTCTGCACCTGCGAGAGCATTAATGGAGAAGAAGTTTGGCATAAGTGCTAGCCTCCAGGTGTACTTAGAGTTGTTGATAGCAAACCAGGATTTTGACAGAATTTCTGAAATTCTACCTGCAAGTCAGGATTCTTGGAACTATGAACAATTATATGTAGCAACTGGATAGCCGCCAAACCTGGGGCAGGTGAGAAATGGGCTTAACGAACCCACCCCTACCGAGTTCTCTGGCTTTTACCAG